CAAGAGATGTGATCCCAGGCTGTGCTGCATTAAGGCTAATGTTTGCCTCTGTATCCGGTGACTCTTGAACCAAAAAGTCTGTTGAATCAAAATCAAGAGTAACCATATCAGCATCACCAATCTGAGTGCCACCCAATTTTACCGTTGTCATCGACCCAGACCCAGGAGAAACACCGGAAATTGTCACCGTTGCCACACTGTTTGAAACAGATACGGTGCCATTTGTGAATTTAATAGCCCTTACCCATTCATCCGGTGAACCATCTGCTTCCGTCACGTTTACAAGGCCGGGTCCAACCTGACTATAAACATTTGTCACCGCGAAAAGAATAATTAAAAATACTAAAAATAGTCGTTTCATCATGAATCCTGTCAGTCTGTTTTTTTGATTAAAGATAAATATATAAGGTGCCGTTATCTATTGTTGACACAACGATACCATTACACACTGCGCCATCCAGTGTGAGGTCAAATGTAATCCCCTGATTCGCATCTGCCGCCAACGCCTTATATGTCCAGATTGTATTTCCGGCATTGTCCACAACGAGTAAATCATCACCTGTAGTTGTTGGGGTCCATCTCATAAATTTGACCTTTGTGGGATAGGTCGTAATTGTTGCCGCCGTGTCTATCACTAGTGGATTTCCGGTTAAGTTGTTTGCCATTTTTATTGCTCCTTGTCGGGTAAAGTTGCAGTTATAGCTGATGCACCCGTGCCTATTTTTAGTCTTACCGGAACACCGCTTCTGTACTTTTTATTTATTTTTTCGGTTTTTTTAAACATTTTTTTTACAATTCTATTCGGGTCATTTATCCATTTATAAGTGCTTGACAATCCTTTAACAAATGTTCCGGCCGCAGCAGATGGTAATTGTCCGGCAAAAACACCATAGACAAGTTGATGGGAAGAAAACATATCAGAGAAATCTATTAATCCCTTTATGTTTTTTCTCGCGTCAACGATTGCCCTTTTTGTTACATCGGTTTCCAACATCCTTAATGCGCCATAACGATTTTTAAGCGGTTGATACTCAACGCCAGTTGCCTTTTCTATTGCGGCATCTAATGCCGCTCTTAGGTTATTTGCGATTGGAACATCAACACTCGCCCTGCCAAGCATTTCAGGAACCGGGTTCATATATGCAGCCTTTTCAGATTGGTTTAAAAGCTGTATCATTTTTTGCATGTCGGTTGCTGAAAATTCTTTTGCTTTTAGAGATCCAGTTGGCTTGCCATCCGGTCCAATAATCGGGTCAGAAAGAGCTTTAATTCTGGATTGTGCATACTTAACTGTTTCGGGAGATATTGACTGTAAAACCCTATCATTTGTAATTAATTTTAAATCTTCTATTATCGGACCCAAATTAATCGGCTTTTGTGTCTGCTTCGCCAAAGAATCGTATTGTTCAAATATGTCTCTTTTTGTTTGTTCAATTGCTTGTGAAAACTCTTCAAGCGTTTGCGGGAGCTTGCCCCTTCGGATATTTCCTTCTCGGTCAACAAGTTCTAAATTCCCCTTATTTTTAACAATATCATCAACAGCAGACCTCGCATTTTTCATATACTTTTCTCTCTGCTGCCACATTTCTTTTTTTACAACACTTGGCCTAACGCCTTTGTTTATACCTCGCTCAACGGCAAGTTTGTGTTTTTTAGGAATATTCCTACCCTTTCTTATTCCAAATAACATAGGTGCTGCTTCTACGGCCGTTCCGGCAATCGTCCCGGCTACTGGACTGTCAAATTTATTGGCGACACTGTCGGCAGCACCAGCTAGTTTTTGTAACGGATAGGTTGTTGTCTGAGTTAACTCCTGACCTTCAGGTGTTTTGGGATCATAAATCAAGAATTTTTGAACTGCCTCGATTATCTTACCGGCTTGATGTATAGACTCGTCAAAAGTCCTTCCTTCACCACGTTCTTTTTGTATATTAGGCATCATTTCAAGTTGATATGGCTGTCGTGGGGCCATAGATGCCAATCCTATTAATCCAGATATGGGTGTTGCGAAAGATGAGGTCGCTAAATTTGCCACTGTTTCAAATGCAGGATAAACCTTACCAACATTCCTAAACGTTTTATACATTGATGTATAATCAGACTCCCACTTTTTTGTGGAAACCAAGTCAGATTCTTTTATTTTCCCACCCGCAGGAAGTAAGTCACTTTCTTTAATTGTCACTTGCATATTCAAATGTCCCGTCTTCAAATTCTATGACTTGTCTGCCGTTTTTATGCGTTCTTATTCTTTTTATTGGTTTTGAAAGATTTTTTAACATCATCCTTTCTTTTGGTGTAAAAAACTTGTAATTATCAACAAATTTCATTAACTTATCATTCAAATCAATTGGTGGGATGCCTTTGTTTTTCATCAAAATTCTGTTTTGTTCTTTGGCAATGGCGATTTTTAAATTGTTCATCTTTTCCATTGAATCAATTATTTTCAAATTACCGCGCTCCGTTCGCGCCAACCCAACAACAGAGTCCTTTAAAAACTGCAAATCCTTGTTTGAGGTATTTCCAGTTAAACCAAGACCGCTTTCAGGGTTTCTAAGTCGAAGGGCCATCTCGTTAGAAATCTTTCTAATCAATTCCTGACCACTCAAATCAGCATCCCCAATCCCAAGCGTTTGACCAAAACTTCTTAAATTTAATAAACTTTCTTCGCCTAAACCAGTTCTTGCCCCCTCAGATAAAGCAACCTTTACCATGCCAAGTTGATAGTTTTGGTTTCTGGCTTCTTCTCCTGCCGAATACCTTTTGTTTATTGATTCTCCAAGTCCCTTTCCAATATATTCGGCAGCTTTCTTTTGCAGTACTTGTGTCGGGTTGTTATGAATATTTACCGTTGTTGATCCAGGGGCTTTAGAAAGATATGGCTTCCCAAGTGGTTCCAACTTGCCGGTGCTTGGATTATAATTATAGTCTTGCCCGTATGTTTTTTCATCTCGACCAATAAAGTAATTTGTTTTTTTCTGTAATGATGGCCCTTTTATTGCAGACCCCAACTTCTGTGGAATTGTTTCTTGTTCCCCATACCGCTGTTGTGAAATAATCGGAACAATATTACCGTTTCCAAAATCCTTATAATCAATAACGGTTTTAGGGGCCATTAACCCTTTGCCACCGACATCAATATCTGGCTTATGAGCCTCTGACTCCCGATACCCAGCGGCCTTATACCCACGAACCTCTCTTTGTTCGCGTTCTTCTCGCTCAATCTCAGCTTGCTTTGCCTGAAAATTCTGACCGATTTTCATCAGAACAAGATTGTTTAAAAGACTAAACATCTGGGGTCTTAAATCACCACGATTAAATTGCATATGATCCTCCTAAAATACCCCCCCCAATGCTCCCAAAGCGGCACCACCAACCAATCCCCAACCACCCAACCCCATTGATGCGGGTATCATAGACCCAGCGACGCCACCCATCAAACCGCCAGACAAAGCGTTTCCTATCGGTGATCCTGTTGATGCTTGACCACCCGGAATGCTGGCTGGATACAATTGGCTTGCCATACTAAACGGCATCCTCCACGCCTCCATTTGACCGCCATAATCCATCATGGCTTCTTGTGTCGCGGCATTGTATCCCGTTTGATTTCTTGCCAACTCAGCCCCCCACATCGCTTGATTTGCCATCATTTCATTTGGTGCCATCATATTCCATGCGTTCATACCGACATCCCTGCCGGCACGACTTCCAAGCTCACCAAGCGCAACTCCTGCCGCGCCCGTGTACCCGCTCGATCCCGAACCAACCTGGCCCCTGGACCCCATAAGCTCAAGCATTTGACGCCCAGACTCATTGTACGGCTCATAAAGTCCTTGCTTTATCTCGGGCGACATAGAATCAAACCATCCGCTTGTAGGTTGTGGTATGTTAAACTGTGGAACATCGTACATCGGGATGCCGCTAAGTTGACCGCCCATTTGTGGAACACCAAGATACGGCTGTTGTCCCAAATCTTCACCATACAACCCAACACGCCTTATAACAGGACCAAGTTTTTGCTTTAACAACTGTTGCCCCGGTGCGCGATCCATGCCGCCACTGCTCATTTTTTTCTCCCTATAAAATCAATTAATTTGGTTTTATTTAACTCAATGCCCCTTTTAGATGCCGCCTTTCTAAAAACCCTGAAGACCGATTCATTAAGCGCCGTTCCCTTGTAAATCGGCGCACGATGCTTTTTTCCAAACTCAATAAACCCGTCTAACAACATTTCAACCGGCTCTCGCATTCGATTCCAAGAATATATAAAATCACAAAACACCACCCCCCTGTGTGGTAGCCCACACACAAACCAATGCGCGAAAGCCAGGTTTTCATCCCCATCCATGACAACCCAAAACTCCGTGCTGTCACCACCAAATTGAATTGTTCTTGAAAAATACGTAAAAAGCGTTTCATATGTTATTGTCGGTAAACTTATTTTCTCCTCAAACGTCTTAATCTGTGGACCTAAAACCCCCAACCAATTTGGATTTGTTATTCTTAACGCTTCCATTTCCCTTCCTTTCTAAAGGTGTTGATTTACCCATTCTTTTGCTGCTTCCTTTACAAGCTCAAAACAGTTGTCGCAAACATGTGCGACATCGGCACCCATCTTGATATAAATGTCTGTCATTGTTCCACTTATTTTTTTCGGATGCCTTGAAACCTCACGCTCTTGTTGTGCGTTGTCTGAACTGTCAACGCAATCGCCACATAAATCACACTTATATGCTTGACTCATTTTACATTCCTACCGGGAGATACCAACCGTCTGTCAAAACTCCCACAGTATTTCCGTTTGACGCACTATTTTTTATTTGTATGTATTGAGTTGCATCAGTAATAACGGTTTGTGTCTGAACCATATTTACCTCTGTTGATGTATTTTGACCGACCAAATGACCAGTTGATCCGGTCTGTCCGTTCGTTCTCCAATAAAAATCAGAGTTCCCGTCAACGTACCTAAATAAAAACGTCACCATAGCCCTAGTTGCAAAGCCTGGAATTGTAAGCTGGCAGGTGGTAAAGGTATCATCTAAATCTGCAACCGCACGATCCGAAACTTGATCTGCGAATAAAACAAGCCGGTCTTCATATATAAACTCTTTTATTTCATTCGAGTCATTGGTTAATACCGCAAATATACACCTGTCTGACCCATTATACCAACCGTGCTTTGCTTGAGTATATTGAGGTGCCGTTGTATCATTTAAAAAGCATGTGGCATCAAGCTCACTGTCATCGTTTGTAACAACGGCAGAATCGTCTATATAAATATAATGCCATTCATCTGCCCCCAGATCATCACTGTCGGCGTTGTCTCCACCGGACCCAAGATCAAATGTCAGTGTCGTGTCCCAAAACACAACCTGCCTTGTTGTTCCATCGTGAAAATATGAACCGCCACCTATGTTAAGCGTGTCGGCATCTGAATATGCAAATGCCGACCGGCGCGGAACCGGCCCAACCGTTGCGATACTAGAAGCTTTCCAGCCAACAAGCATTTGCAAAAGATCCTTGTGCCACTCCAAGTTTTCCTTGATGTCCGGTATGTCGTTTGCTATCAGATTACCAACTGCCGGGATGTTATCATTGTGTTGGTCTGCCATTAAGTTGTTCTCCTAAATACTCTCACATATACGGTTGCCGATGCTAAATCTACGGCACCGCCCGTATTGTTCGCTAAAACACAAGTCACGGTATTCGCCGCCGTTACCTGTGCGTCCAATACCAAGTCACTGATATCTATACTAAGTGATGCTATCGCATAATCTCCAACCTCGGCCCCCGTTACCGTTACTGTGGATGCTTCTTCTGCGCCATCTGCAATGCTGCCAGCATCCCAGGTTGCCGACCCCTTTAAATCATCTTCAATCAACTTTCTTTGAAGTTGATTGCACCAATTCAATAATACGTTTATGTCATCAGTGTTTTCGGGTGGATGAATAAACATTAATACCGACCTGCAAAATCATAATAAAACTTAATTTGATTTACAACAAACTGTTCATTTTCCGCATCAGTTCCCCATTTTATCTGATGCAGCCTTTTTGCCGTTAAATCGCTATTGTTTAGTCTGCACACAGCGTCTTTAGGGGAATTAAAGGAAACTTCTTCCAATGCTATCCATTTTGCCGTTCGCAGTTCTATTTCCGTGTCTGCACCACGATAATAAACATACAGATTAAATGACGACCCATAAACAATTGAAAACCATATCTCGGATAAAATCGAATACGTGTTAAATCCCCCAAAACTCAACGCAGGTTCAACCCTGTACCCGTCATAATCGCTTCCAGCATCAGATTCAGAGGTTAAAGAATATAACTTTCCATCAGTAGAAGAACACCCAATAGTCGGCGTTTCATCAATTAAATCAGCCCACCTTAATGCTCCCAGACTTTCCCAAGTCGTATATCCCATTTCGGTGGTCAACTTCGTCCACGTTACATTGGTTGCATTTATAAATCGGGAAATATATGTCGCCTCAAAATCCCTTCTTGTCCACTTTCTTTCTACATAATCATATATCAACAGGGCATTTGGTATGGACGATCCCTCTAAAGGGACTGTCCAAATCAGGGAATTGGCATACGGTAGCGAGGCTCCCACGATTAAATTAGCATACTGATAGCGAATACTTTTTGTCCAGTTTTCAATCTCTGTTCCTATTGGAATTAACGCCCTGCCGCCATCATAGGCACAAAATCCGTAGTTTGTGTTATACCCATAATTAAGACCGTTTTCATTAATTATGCTGTGGTGGTTTACAAACCCCTGGCCGTCAACTGTGGTTGTAAACCCAAACGGCGTTGCATAATTCGTATAGTAATCCAGCCTATTGATTGAATTTTCGCAATATACAAAAAAGGCGTTCGTTCCCATCTTGCTGCCGCCCGTTATCGGGTCATCATTGGGAACATAAAGTTGATTTGCTGCGGCAAATTCACAATCCGTGTTTGGTGTTGGGTTTGCGTTGGACCATCTTATTTCGATATTTCCGTTTGACTGATCCGAATACATACCGATTATGCGCCTTGCAAAACTTCCAAGATAACGAAACTTGAACTCCGTTCCTCCTGAAATTAATTTAACAAGGTTAGCATCATTAAAATCCGAACAATACGGTGTGTGTTCCCCGTAGTCTGAAAACACCATGTGGTTTCCATATCGAATAAACGAATACAAATCCCCCTGGTCTGATGCAAACGCAGTCGCCCCGGCATCCGCTATCTCCCCTGGGTCTCTTGCGGAATCAAACCGATACATATCTCCGTCATATGCCATCCAGACAACACGGTTTGTGCCGTCGTATAATTCAAATATTCCAAGACAATAGGAAGGAGTTCCAACAGCTGAATTCGACCACTCTGCCCGACCCTCGCTTTTTGAACACGCATTTCTTATTCTGGTAAAATCTATATTCCTACAATCAACACAATGTGTCATTGCCGCTGAATCACCAACCGAAACAAATAAAGAGGGATCGGTATAGGGAACGTTTGTTCTCAGTCCTAAAACCGGAAATATAGTAAAGTCTCTCATATTCTTTTATACTGCCAGTTTACTGCGCGATATCCCATTTCTGCCCATTTCTGACGGCCGCCAGTCTTTTTCGCGTCATAGATGTCTTCCATCCATTCAGCCTTGTACGCTTGCGCGGCGTCCCACTGTTGAAGCAACAGAAATGAACGATAAATCGCATAATTGCAAATTTGAAACCTTGCTATCTGCGGCAACCACGAAACATCGGTTGTGGTGGAGTCATCCCCCACTCGCGGGTATTCAAGTTCCAGTGTGTATGAACCGTCCGCAGGTCTGGAAAGCCACAACTCGCGGTCTTTTATTGTATATTCCTCTGGCTCTCCGCTGCTTGCGCCGGATGGGTTCGGGTGCATTGAATCAAACGTGGCGTTTGGGATATAACCAAGTTTGTCGCCTGAGTTATCCGTGACATCTCTTACCGTTACGACACCACCACCATAATCGGCCGGTAATGCAAGCTGCCAGTTACCGGCCGATGTCGTGGCATACACGTACTTTCGCCGCCAGGAAAACCCATACTTAGCCGCTAACTTTTGTTTTGCATGGGTCAGAAATTCAGTTACCCTTGTTAGGGTGGGATTTGTTGAAGAACTTAAAGTTCCCCGATGGATATCGCCCTGCACAAAATCTATGCACGACGATATTGTTGACAGCGTTCCGGTTAGAAACGCAACATAATCACGCTGCGCCCAGGTTGTTGATATCTCTGCCACTGCAAAACCTCTCAAATAGTTTTAAGTTTTTTAGTGTTAAACCACCCCGTTGCTCTAATCCATAAAACCACGTTGAAAGCATCGCCACTTCGGATGAATCAAGATCAATCTCTCTATCCGGTATATCTGTTTCATCCCAGATTATTTTCGGAGCAGAATCTTTTTTATCCTCAATCCCACGAATATTCAGCTTTTTATTTTCTTCCATTGTAAACGACAAAAATTCGTGAAACTTTTGTGTGAACTTCATTTCATTATAGTTGCCGGATAAAGGCAACATACCAAGAATCGTAAAGCGGTCATTAACACTAAACTTATAGGTTTTTTTGCTCGGTTTAAATCCTTTTATTTTAATACCTTGTCTTGGAAAACTCTGGATATCAAGATATGAATACACCTTGTTGTCTTTGGTTTTAAATAAATCACAATATTCTCCCCAAAAACTCAGTGTGCATCCTGATCCCAATGCCATACCAAGCCACATGGACACCGCTGGCTTTTCTTCGATATACTTTTCACCGAAAGCGTAATTAAACCCATATATGTCCAATTCCTTGAAACCTTTGTAAATTGCCAGCGCAAGCATGTAACAAAAAGAATCTGCAAAATAATCAGTACCGAAAACCTGAAATATCTCATCTCTGGGATAAGATATACTTGACGGAATGTCATCATAATGCTCAATGCAATATACTGGCGTTCCGGTCTTTTCGACCGACCTTACCACCAGTTCTTCCATTTGAGTGCCGCTCATTAGGTGCCGATCCATAAAAAAGCATACATCAACATCTCGATGCCCGACAATATCATTAACACCCCAGGTCACAACACCGTTTCCCTTAAATGGCGCATCCTCTTTGCCCTTGCCTTTTCCGATCAATGCAAGTTTCATAGGTTTTCCCCTTCCTTTTTTTAAGGTCAATTATTCACCATAATAGGACTCAAAATACATATAAACCATAAAAGCCCCATCGGCATCTGTCGGCCCGTCAATTGTCACATTTACCACATCCCTGGCAGCATCGTCGCTTGACAGGTTTTCGCATGCAGCCTGATTTGACACAGTTGCTTCGTCAACCGTTCCAACGGAAGTTGCACCAGCCGCCACGGTTATTCCCTGCATTACGGTGCCACTCGCAGCGTTTAGCTCAAGGTTGATTGTGGTTGCCGCGCTAGTTGCCGAACAAGCATCCACACAAATCGAATAGGCATAGCTTAACTGACAGTTTTTCCACGGCACATATACTGGCGTGTCCGTGGCGGTCGCAGCGTTTTTAACATAAACACTCAGAACTCCCGGCTCCACAGGAATCGGCATTGTCTCTTTTCTTACCGGCGTGTACGTCATTTTTTTCCTCCAAGTTAAATTTAGTTGAACTGGTCCTTCCCGCTTGACAGGAAGGGTCTATGGTTGAATATAACAGGGGGTTGTCTCCGATGTTTAATTGATCACACGTATTGCACAACAACCCCCCAAGATCACCAATTTCATGCAAATGACGTATCTTATTGTATACGCCACACTTTAATATTTCCTCAATGGTGCTTTTACGGGTATCACCGACCACCAGTTTCCCGTCGAAATCAAAACAACAGACAACCATCTGACCATCGGCCAATATCTGAATTGGTCCGTTCATTGGTCTGCCGCACGTTTTTTTTCTGTTTTTAGTCAATTTCCGATACTGCCTACCGTCAGTCCAGTTGTGCGGCGACCACACTTCAAGGTCAAATCCTTTGTAAAGTTTCTTTAGCGTTTGGATATCCTCGCCGCCCATCGGAATTACCGAAACCGATAGTTTGCACCGTCCACGGGCAATAGACTTAAAATTCATTATATTACGCATTACCTTGTCGTAATTCAGACCCCGATGAACCTTTTCATACTGCTTGCCCGTTCCGTGTACTGAAAATCGAACATGATGCAATCCCGCCTTAATCAACGCACTTGTCATGTTCACATCCAACAAGGATGCGTTGGTGGTTATAAACGTCTTTAAATCAAGCTCGTTGCAATAGCGAACCTTTTCGACAATTCCTAAGTCAATTAACGGCTCCCCGTACCCGAAAACTGATATTGTCTTTGCCCCAAGTGACCGCGCCTGATCCACAAGGTATTTAAAATGATCATTGTCCATGATCATCTTTCTGCGGGTCATTTTCTCCCGTGGACAAATAGTGCATTTGCTGTTGCATAAACTGCAATTTTCAATTCGCACTTCTGGATTTATTAACTTCATTGCGGTGTCTTTGCTACTTTATAGGTTTCTTTCGGATTAACCTCGCTCATATCAATTTCGCGCCCAAGAAAGTCAGACAACTCCAAACCGATTTTATCAGGATCGCTTAAAAGCTGTTCAAAATGCACGTTTATTCCATCACACTTGGGAAAATAATGTTCGTGGACCTGATTATATCCATCTATTTTCTTTAGCCTTGCCTGAACCGTGTATTCGGTTAGCGGACCCTCCGGAACGTTTTTGAGTTGCTTTAGCCTCACCGCCGACTTTGCGGCTTCCAGTGGATCTCGATGCGTCCAAATGAACTTTTGCTTTCTAAATATCGGGCTGACATTCCAGTACACCCCGAAAATCTCATAAAACAAAGGGTCTTTTAAAGCGTCTATTTGATAAAGAATTATGTATTCCCAAACCTTGTCAACTTTCTGTGAAATCCTTTCCCCAATCACAACCGGCTTTTTTATGTCGTTTTTAGACTTTAATAGTTGTTTGATTAAAAGGGTTTTGATTTCACGATTGCTAGCCCGAAACGGTATGTCCTGAGACTTGTACTTGTGACCAAGCATCCGGGTGCCTATTTTCATCCCACTATTTTTAAGGCACATCGTAAGAACGCTGGTCCCGGTTCTGGGCGGTCCGACTATGAACGTGCAATCAATCTTCATTTTTAGGCTTTTTGGGAAACACCAAACTTTTACCCTTGACCGGCTTGCCTCTTTCTTTCATACTCTTTGTGATCTTTTCGTTTATCTCCCTTTCACAATCGCTGCACAGCGGCCTCATTCTCATCGTGTCGATTAAAAGCGGAGCCTTGCACTTTAGACACTGACCGTCTTTCATTTCCCCTCTCCCTTCTAATACCCTTCTTTTTCAATCGGGTACTTGTCGCGGATAATTTCAAACTTCTCACCAGTTCGTCTACCCGCAAATGTGTATTCCTTGTAATTATCCCTCATAAGCTGGTGATTATTCTGTTTTGCCCAACCTGGGCGACACCTTTTACAATATCCGTCTTTGCTTGCAAGTTGACCACATTCCCGGCACTTCCGGGGATTACCGTTGGGGTTAGGCATTGTTTTATCTCCATAAAGTCTTGAAATGCGTCAACTAACGGCTTTGTAAACCATCGACCGGGCGCAATCTCGTCCATAAGCGTCCAGTTTTCTTTTGATTCCATGAATTTCTTATCATGGTTTAACGCTAGAACGCCACAAATCCCACCCTCGGAACAGTTGTAATACCTGAACCTCAGGTTCTCAACCTGTGACCATTTTGCAACGTGCATTTCAATCCAGGCTTTGTAAATTAAAAGTTGTCTTGATGTCAGTACTTTATTATAATTAATCAACTGCAATGACGGCTCTATGGTGCTTCTTCCCTCATGCTCGTATGCCATCCATGCAATTTCGTTTTTGGCTTCGTCTTTTTTCCCGTCCTGAGTCTTGTAATCTCCGTCTGCGTAAAAACCCTTCCGGCGTTCATCAATGTCTTCTGCCATCGGAAAGCTCAAGTCGTTTCCTAAGACAATAATGAAATGGGAATGCAAAAAGCGCATTGCGACTGCAAATCCACAATTAAGAACATTCCCACCGGTAAAACAGCAAACTTTATCTGGATCAACATTTAAAGTATCCTTGCAATACTCTCTGTTTTTTTCAGAATCACCCATAAAAAAACTAATCAAATGACCGTCACGATCCCACCTTTTCAGCATTTTGTGATCACAAGCCAGGTTCGCAACCATCACACACTTCATGTCAGTTTTCAGGTTTATAAAGTGATCTCTGAAATGGTTGCCGCCGTCCACAACAAATGTCAGGTGCGGGTGTATTCCCATTTCCAACAGCGGTTTTAGCTGGTGGTTTGATGCAATAATTACAAACGGTTCCTGAGTCGGAGCAAATGTCAGGTTGTATTCATATATCGCTTTTAAAATATCTTTATTCTTGTTAAATGACGGACCCGCCCCGACAATAATAACCGCCTTGTTGCGGGCATAACCTAAAAGATCCTCACCAACAGTCCTGTGTTTTCCGAACAATCGTTCGGTATTTTTGGTGATATTCTTATTCCACGTATCACCCAACATCTCCGCTGTACGCTCCCCAGAAAGGTGCATATAGTTATAAATCGGTTCGGGGAATATACTTTGAAGCAACGGGCTGTCAATGTAATCTTCGTATTTTATGTCCTGTTTATGGTCTGACATTCAGTTTAATGGTGGGGCGGTTTTACCCGCCCCGGTTAAGGTTAGGTTAACTGGTTAAACATACCGTGATATCCCTTGTCGTATCCTTTCATTTCAACCGAATATTCGGAAAGCATCTGCCAACGCTCATAATCGCCAACCTTGGCAAGTTTTTCCAAAATCAATTTGCGCCCTTTCTTTGCGCGAAGTTTAATTTTATCGGTTGAAAGCACGAAAGCAACATTGACCGGCCACTTTCTTAGCGGCAAAAGCTCAATCTCCTCTCCGATATCGGTAAGGTATCGAGTCACATAGTGACCGGACATCCTCGAATCAGGCGTGGTTCTCACCCTCGACTGATCCCACTGCGTGAACTTGCGAATCTGGTCCTTATGACCGCAGAACAGATTCGGGCTTCCGCCCTGGTCCCAGATCTCGCTGATCAGGTCGTTAAAGGTTGACTCTTTTAGCACAGTGGTTGAGTTGTCCACCCACGCAGACGATGTGTAATCGTCAAGGAAGTCATAAAACCCTTTCGTCAAAGACGCAACAGTTGAGGTCCTTGACTGTGACTTTGACATCATCATGGACCGCTCACGGTTTAACTGCATCGCAAGCAACCGCATCGCAATCTGATGCCTCGGCTCGTTGTCAACGGCATACATATCCGTTGCCGCCATTGATCCGGTGATTTTGACATCTTCTCGCAAGATGGAGAAGTTGTTCGTAATAACGGATCGCGGCCGCGAAGTATCCGGGAAGGGGTCGGAACCTTCGTTTGCGTAGTGACCCAGGATAAACATCTTGGTTCCCGCGCTTATCGGATCACCGGCTGCGGCAATGTAACTGATTTTCACCGATCTTGCCGAAGCCGATCCAACGGTTACAACCACCGCAAACATATCGTCGGTATTTGAACCTGACGCATACGCATACAGCAGCGTTCCCGCTTGCAGTTGCTTAATCAGGGTGGTCGAAGCGTTTACACCGTCATAACTGACAACCGTAAACAGCACCGAAGCTGAACCCAGATCGGCACTTGCAACCACGTAATGATACCCCAGGTGTTCGGAAATCCATTCAATGTTCAACCCTCCGGATTCTTCGCCCCAGGATATACGGTTTAAAACTGGAGTCCACTTATGCGCCCAAAAATCCAACATATCGGACACATCGCGGACATTGGTATTTGACACAATTGCAGGAGTGCTATAAGAGCCACTCACTATTGCATGTTCGCCTACTGCCATTTTCGTTACCTCTTAAATATGGAATCGTCCGGGGGCAGCATCGCTTTTACAAGAGCTTCTATATCTGAGTCCGACCCCGTACTGTTTTTAACGACTTTTTTAACTTTATCCCTTGTTTCATCGTCTGATGTCGGCATTACAACATGGCTTTGATCCCCACTTTCCATGTGGGGCGGTTTGGCTTTGGTTTCAACCACACCCTTTAAGGCGTCATAGGTTTTTCTAAAGCTCTGACGGAAATATGTCTTTACCAGATTATCGTATTCCCTCTTGGGGGATGTCTGATTGGTTTGCACCCGGTGTTGAGTTGACGGGTTTTGCCAATGCTCATCCCACATATCTTTCACAAGATGATAATCCTCGTCGCCCTGAATCGCAGACAGCTCCCCATAGACCCGATTGGTCATTTCCGCCTGGGGCTTTATGATCTCATCCTGATAAAACCCGCGCAGTTCGTTTCTGATCACTCCCCGGATGTCTATGGATTCGCCACCATATTCATCGTTGTCGTGATGCTGCGGGGTTGTGCTTAGATTCTGTATCTGACGCCTCATTTCATCGTTTTGCTGTCGGACTTCTCCCAACATTCTTGCCAAGTTGCCGGCCTCGCTGGACGCCTTTGCCATGTTGTGAATCTTCTCCGGTGAGTCAATTCCAAGATTGCCGAGTTCGTCCAAGATTGCCTTTGCCTGATCCTCTGCCGATACCTCTTTTTTCGGTTCCTCTTTCGGTTCCTCAATTGTGGGTTTTTCATCCATTTCCTACTCCTTTCGGTCGCTCCTTATTAGTCGCTCCCATCTTTTTATTGTGCTGCGCTATTTTAGCGTAACGATTTGCGCCCTTCATCGGGTTTAGTAAAAAGTCAATTATTTCCTTTGTAATGTAAAAACTCCGCTGTTGAGCGTCTTTCTCATGTATATCGAGCTTCGTGAATTTCTCACTTAGCATGTATTCGGTTATTGAGTTTCCAAGTTGCACCAATATGCCTTGGTGAGCCTTCCACCCAAGATGCTTTTGCATATCAAGGTAATTTACAGCTATACGGTTTCCTTCTTCGGTATTTAAAAGACCTTCGGATATTTTACGCAAAACACCTTTTATCATTTCAAAAGCCCTTTCACGACATCTCTTGTCAACTCACGTTCAGATTGTTTCGCTGACAGTTGATCCTGCAATGCCGCGGAAGCAACCTCCATTTGTGCGGTTTTTTGCATCTGCATCTGCATCTCCTGCGCGACCTGCTCCGGTGATTTTAAGAACCTATCGGAATCGTGGAAATCAAGCATCTGCATAATGGCTTTCATAAACTCATGGTGCTGTAAAAACGGCGACTCTGCCCACAGTTGATAAAACTGAATTAAATTCTGCGCCCTGAACTGCTTGCCAAGCGCCGGTTCCATTGCCGTGTATCGCGCTGTAAAATCGTAATCAGCATGAATATCCCCCGCAAAAAGAGGGGTGAAATCGTCACCCCTTTGGGTTCGTATCCGTGACTCAAAATTTGAGGGAAGATGCCACGTATTTAGCAGCATCATATATTTGAGCATCGGCTGAAACCCCATAAAATCCATTCCCATCAATATAAGTTTCATCCGTGATTCGCCCATTTGCTGAAGCGAATACATTGTTCCGACATGTTCTTGCCTGGACGGAGTTTCGCCCATGTTGTACCGATACATCCCGGTTGTGTCTTCTATGACGGACTTAAAGAATTCTTCCTGCTCCCTGAAGGTTTCGCCGTACACATCAGGAACGACAAGCGGCTTTACATCCATATCCATTTCTTCAACTGGCACAATGCCAAACGGCTTCCATATTAAGGCCTCTGGTGGTATGTCTGAATCTTGCCGCACCTGAAGCATTGGGGCGATTTGCTGAATTGCACCCTGATAGCGAGTGTTTGCCAACGTGTTGTATTGCTCCTGAATCGCCTTGCCGAGCCGGATAATGCCAAGATCCCAATACAACTCCGGGTGACGATAGCACCCGATGTCGAAAAACGGTCTGAACCCGTAAGAGTTTTTCTGGATACTTAAAATTGTCTTATAGTTGCCAATGTGGACAATCGCCTCACTTTGCTTGCCCTTAATCTTTACGCCCGATCCAACCTCATATGGCGTGTCATCACCAGGAAATATATATTTTCCGTATCCCTCAACCACATCCACTTCGGGAGCAAAGTTCCCGGATTCAAACAAACTGGTTTCTAAAACACCTTCTAAACCAACCGATTTTGCAAACGCCTCACCGCTATCGTCGGCAGCAGACGCCCCGGATGTCGTGTTTCCCTTATTTGAACTCCAACCAATCTCTTTTAGATTCTTGTAAATCCCCTTCTTTTGCATGTCCCTTAAATAATCAACTGACCGGCGATACACGCAAAACACAAACGGCATTTTCTGGATGCTCTGGTAATACGGGTGCGGAACAAACAGTTTGTTGTGCATCACTTCCGCGTATGGCGCATCATAAACAATCTGGGGAGCCTCAACCATCATGTCGCTCATATCGTACCCAACTGGTTGACCATTGGGCGCAAACTGAAGCATCGGGATTTGAATACGCATTGGGGCGATGCGTTCTTCCTTTTTCCAATAAACCTTTGCAATCCCCTTGCCCCACGACAATGCGTTTAGCATCCATTGAAGGTGGAACAGAAAACTTCCACCCTGCATATCAAGGTCGTTTAAGGTCTCAAGCTGGTAATTTAGCAACCCCTGAACCCGTGGCGCACGATCAACGTCAGTTCGCTTGCGCGGCCGTACCGCAACCAAATCAGTGTTTCCCGATTGGTATAACTGCCCCAACATCCTGGCCAGCATCGTCTGAATTCTCGGCAACAGCAACGGAAAAAACATATCATACGCCAGTGGATAGTCTTCTCTTTGACGGTAATTTATGTAATACTCAAGGTCTTCGTCATAGTTGCTTCTTGCATAATCGTTTAGATCATACTGATGCTTGTACGCCTTTATGAAATGATTGAACGCTGTCTTTTCATTTTTGTTCATTTGTCACCGCGTGTAAATATAAAGAGTGCCAGAGTCCATATCATCACAATATACACCGCTATATACACCCTCGATGCTCCATTGTTGCGATTGTCCGGCAGCAGCCCCGTCAACCGAACCCGTCATTGATATCATCGGACTGCCATCTTTATCTGTGAGATTAACCAAATGCGCGGCATCGGATGGTTTTTGCCAATAAACAGACCGGACAAAAACTAAATCATCCGTTATCTTCTGTGATGCCGCTGTGGTTCCCGTTGCCCTGTAACTGTTGCCGCCCTTCGTTATTGTCAGCGCCACCAGAAAGCCTCGCTATTTCGTGTTTAAGATCGTCAAGGGCTTGTTTTTCAACACTGTCAAGCCGCCTTATATATGATTGTTTCTTTTTTTCAAAGAAAGATTTTAATTTAACTTCCATATCCAAACAGGATTTACAAACCTCACCGTTTTCCTGAACATAATCCCGTATCTTTGAATAACTAACTGTCACAATGTGGCCGTTGCATCGTTCGCACCTTAAATCTAATGGCATTTTATTCCCCCTTAATGCACTTCGGGCAGGTCATTACGTTTACGTCTTTTGATATAAAAGCCGAATCACAGTTATCACACACTTTGTGGTAATCCAAATCAGCTTGTTTTTCAATATCCCCACCAATAACGTCCCTGATAATATCCATGTCATCGTATTGCACAAACATCACTTCAATACATATCGTGTCCAAATCCCGTGTTTGAAATTCGTGATATTCACCAGGGGAGGTTGTAAATATCTGACCCAGCAAGACCTCAGTTTCCCCGTCCTCAAGTTTTATGACCAGCTTGCCCTTTAAAACATAAAAAAGATTGTATTTCGCATTGTGATAGTGCCAGGAACAACGTTTCATCTTTTCAAGATATAAAACACTGACCTCACACGTATCGTTTTGAAAAATATTTGCCTTTTCGCCCCAGGTTTTACGCGTTCTAATCATTTTCCCTTCCTTTCTAAAATGTTTTTCTCACATATCGGGACAACCCCGTTAAATCCGTCTTACGATTACGCATATACCCTTCGTAACTGACCAGCGGCCACGGATTTTCGCGCTTTTTATCAAGATTCTTTTTAATCTTGCTCGACTTTGGCCCAAGTATATACCTAAGATTAACGCAATAATCGGAAAACTTCGGGTCCGGCACCGGCGTCGAATCACCCTTACGCAACCAGTAATGGTTTCTCAGGTTGTGCCTGAGTGTTCTGCACGTTTCAGCGATAAACACCCGCGGGTGATCGATCTTGTGCTTGCCCTTACCCTGGAAATAGTCGTTTACTATGCTGATTGTCGCTTCTGGGTTTCTATTATTGCCCTCGATTAGCCGTATCCCGCAATGACGAAACTCCTGCCATGCGCTATACCCGGAAATCAGCATGTTATTTTTGTCTTTTAGCTTCGGATCGCCCCACCTGCGGATTTTTAAGTTTCTCCAACCCTCATGCTCCCGTATCGCTTGAGAAACCGCCGAAATCGTCATCCCCTTGCCCTCTTGAGGCGAAATCTCGTCAAATACAACCACATCCCCCTTGTTCGGACCCGTTAAATACGTGAACGTCCAAATAACACCCGCTGGCTTCGACGGATGCCAATCAACCGCCATTTCAAATAACACATCAGGATCACCCCAGGGGATGTCGATGTTATGTTTTAACAGATGGCCGGTCTTTAACTGCGGGTTCCAGATATTATCGTCAAAATCAGGGTGAATCATCTCACCCCAGGTCGGATACCCACCATACACCTGAATTTTTATCTGCTCCTCGGTCTTTCCTTTGGAAAATTTGCGTATAAATTCGTCCGAAATCGCAGGGTTTTCAAACATCGCAGCCCGAATTACCGTCACATCCTCGTCCTCACCACGCTCCCACGGGTCAATTAGCTTGAATTTCGTCCAGCTTGGCCCCCTATGCTTGGTTTCTTCCTCAAACGGAGGCGTAAAGGCATGTAATATCCGGCCTCCACCTTTCGCGGTTCGCAAACCACGCTTGGACTCGTCGTAGATCGGTTCAGGCTGTTCCTCGTCGCACCCAAGTACGTCGAAGTTGGCTCCTGAATGCTGTTTTTTCTTTTGCTCAGGTGTCTGAAAGAAAAACTCAGAACCATTAAAAAACCCCAACGTCTTGTTGTCTCGCGACGGAAACCGCGTGACCATAAAAGAGTCCTCTGATAAAATCGGACCCAAGACCTCCGGCTCCCTGAATTTGATCTTTAACTCAAGGCCCTGCTCGTCCTCAACGTACTTTAACGCCTCATTCTCAGACCCAAACCACACCTTCCTGACATCACCATCCCAAACCTCGTACAACCCAGCCACGTACTGCTCACGCAAACAGGTATCTGTAAAAATCTTGCCATACCCATGCTCAAAATCATTTATTAAAACCTTTATTCTCAACGGAGGCTGTGCATCGAACATCCCCCTTTTCTGAAACGGATGCACACCCAACGCCAACGCAGCCAAAGACCAATAAAATATATGGCTCTTGCCAGTACCGTTTCCAGCTAAAAATACAATCTCCCAGAAATCCTTGATCGCACTTACAAAATCAAGCTGCTTCGGGTAATGGTAAATCTGGTGCCATTGCAATAACGGCAACCAACTCTTTGGTATCTTGTCATCCATAATAAGATGGGGTAGCGGTGCCGGCGAAGGGGGATGTGCTAAAAAGCACCTCCGGCACCGGACCCCAAACTAAAAAGAGCCAGTACAACGTTTGCAGCCGCTGCACCGGCTCTATAAAAGCGGGGTAAAGGAGGCACAAAACCCCGCAACAAACCCTACTTCTTGGTCTTCTTCTTCTTCTTCGGTTTCTGCTCACCATGCGTTACCGTGCTCATCATCCCCTTCGGTATCGCCATCGGATTCTTCTTCTTGTCACTCATCAATACGCTCCTCAAGCGTGTTTAAAAATAAACTGATCGTCTTCTTTAAATCCTTGACACTCTTGCGAACCTTATTAATCTCCCTTAAAACCTCACCACTGTCAGAATCAACACGATCAGACACAACCGCCACACGCTGACGTAAATCTAAAATGTTCTCCTTTATCTCACCAATCGTCCAATCACTCATTTCTTCTTGCCACCCTTCTTGGATTTGCCCCTCTTTTTCCTGCTACATCCCATATTGCCCACCCTTCAACCCTTATATGCCTGAATAATCTGGCACGATAAACATAGCGTCACCATCACCATCAATGATCGTACCACCACCATTACCACCCCCTTCCTTCTGTTTACTCCAATTTACTCCGATTTTTGGCTTTCAATAATTTCAGCTACTTACACCATTAAGTCTCATTTCTCCAGCCGACCGGTACCAACGTAACTACCAAATATCATTTACGATCCAGATTAGAGGCGATTATGGGTTTTTACTCTAAAAAATGTGAGCGGGTGTAGGTAACCATCAAGGCCACCCCCTCGCCCTGCACCCCCCCACCCCTATCTGGCCTGGAACCTTATTAATCGAGGTTGTTCCACATAGTGGAAAGTTTACATAATATATCTTATGGACGTTGTATTATTTAGTTTCATTACAGGCACTTATAATCTTAGTAGAATAGAATAATAGTAGAAGCATGTGGTTGCGAATACCATCAATCTATATGCCCCTTATTGCCTGAATCCGCAGTGTTATGCACCTGGATCAAGAGATTTTGCACGTTAGCTATTGGTATCATGGCCTTAGGTGAAGTCTGCTCATCCTGCAACACGCCGGCCACACGTTTATGTTCGCTGCGTGTGCGTTCGGTTTTAGCTAGAATACCAAAAGCCTTGTTAATCTTATCAGCCTTAGAATCAAAGTCTGATTCGTTCTCTAAGGCTTGTTTAAGGTCATTAATAAGGTCAATTGATAAGTTAATGGTGGATGATTCTACTTGAAACAATTTGGGTAATGCAAGAATAGTGTTGCCGCTGTAGGCTTTCTTGACCTTTTTGAGAAAGCGTTCTGATTTAAGTTTGTTGTGTCTTATATTGCGAGCGTACTGGTCGCTATAACCTGCTTGACGGGCAGCTTCGCGTTCATCCTTATAGACCGATAGCAGTTCTATAAATTTCTCTTCACGCTCATCTGAATTGCCATGATTGAGTGATTTATCAATGAGCTTGGTTGCTGGTAGATTATTAGACATAATCGATTACAGTTGGATCTGACAGTTGGGTATAATCAATACACTGAAATCTATCTTGTTTGAGGTTGCCAAAACGGTTGCAGTCCAAACATGGTATATCAACCGTATCAGGCACCACTGGAATATGAAGTTGGACATAAAGCTCGTAATGCTCGCAAGATCGGCAGTCCATTTGGTTAAATATCCATTTTAACGGATGATAAATTGGCAGAGCATAAACCCTTGTTTATTATCACCTTACCGGATGCCCATCCAGTTGTGATTATCATTGCATTAGTGTTGATTTACCTCTGCCGTACAGATGATATACACATTTGTTTATTAAAGTCAAGCGAAAAGTGGGTATTTTGTATCCAGTTGGGTAAAAAGTATGCGGATACCCCTAATTGCTATTGATATCATTGCAGATATTGTCATTTGTGCATTTTATCATAGGGTAAAAAGTATCCAATTGATACGATTAGATACGCGATTTATTATGTAAACTTTATGTATGATAATGTTTTTATTGTATGCCATATCAGCTGGTTATGTATTATCATAATAATAATATTAATAATGGTATAGTTGTTGCTTGTATATAAGGGTAACAATAAACAATCAAACAAAGGATGAAACGAATGAAATCATTAAATCAGGCAATCAAAAAGGCTATCCGACTTTCAAAAGGTAATTACCCTGAAACAACATTTATTGTGTTCTCAAGAGATGAATACGACATCCCAGGTAATAATTACCATGTTTGTTATGAATACGATTTAGATACATTTTACGCATCAGATGAAGTTGTTTGGTGCTCAGATGAAATTTAGCGCCTTGTAAGCCCTATCAGCAATGGTAGGGCTTGCTGGAATGCTAAACAATAACACTATAAATAGGAGGCTTGAAAAATGAATTTAAAAGCA